GCCATATTCTGCATAAGCAGGGCAAGTATTATATTGTACACTTTAAAGAACTGTTTGCTTTAGATGGTAAAATATCTACAATTTCCGAGAATGATATTCAGAGACGAAATGCAATTGCCAATTTATTAGAAGAGTGGGGATTGCTAAAGATCATAAACTATGATACAGTAGAGAATAATATGGCACCAATTCATCAGATCAAGATCATTGCTTTCAAGGAGAAAGATGAATGGGAATTAATTGCTAAGTATAACATAGGTAAAAAGAAGTCTGATTACTAAGATGGTGAATAATCATGTACAAAGCGAAAAACAACTTGGTGAAACTTGTGAATAAGTACACCAGAGAAGAAGTATTTACTAGAGATTACGATGATGTGATTAGAGAAGGCGCCAATGAATTCGTTCGGGTCTTTACTCAATCAAATCCTCAAAGAACTTATCTTGTCAATCGCACAGCGTTTGAGATTGCCAAGTAAGTCGTGATGCCTTCGGGGTCACGTATTTTAACTTGCTTAATAAGGAGAAATGTATGACTATTACTGGTCGATTTGGTCCATCTATTTTAAATCAAACGTTGGGCTTTGAAAACTTTATTCGTGATGTAGAAGCAATTCTAAATGACACTAAACCTGTGAGTAATTTCCCACCACATAATATCATCAAAGCAGATGAAAACAAATATGTGGTAGAACTTGCCGTTGCAGGTTTTGCAAAGAATGAAATTGATATTCAAGTACAAGAAGGTAACTTGATAATCAAAGGTGAGAAGAAAGAAGGCACACCAGATAATCAATATCTACATCGTGGCATCGGCACTCGTTCTTTTACTAAGGTAATTACGATTGCAGACACCATTGAAGTAAAAGGTGCTGAAATCAAAGATGGTATTCTGCGTATCGGTCTTGAGAACATTGTTCCAGAACATAAGAAACCACGTAAGATTGAAATTGGTAATGACTTGAAAGAGTTTAAACCACAACTTTTACAAGAAGAGAAGAAAGCAGCATAAAGAGTGGGGCGCAATGCCCCACTTATTGAAAGGTATATTATGGATAGAAATATAGAATCATATCTAAAAGTTTATCAGGTACTTTCTGAAGAAGAATGTACCAAATCAGTCAATGCTTTGGAAGAAAAAGATAAAGAATTCCAGACGCATCAATTTTATAATTCAACTTCTGGAACATATCATTCATATGAACATGAACTTTCAGTAGCATATTCTCAGATCGAAACGAAAGATTTGATCATGAAAGAAATCTGGAACACTCTGAAGAAATACATTTCAGAGTTTGATTTCAATTGGTTCAAGAGTTGGAATGGGTATTCAGAAGTTCGTTTCAATCGATATCGCACGGACACACAGATGGCACTACATTGTGATCACATTCATTCCATGTTTGATGGTAATCGCAAAGGTATACCAACCCTTTCTATCTTAGGTTGTTTGAATGATGATTACAAAGGTGGTGAACTTGTATTTTGGAATGATAAAGTTGTTGAACTAAAAGCAGGTGAGATTATGATATTTCCTTCTAACTTTTTATATCCACATGAGGTCAAACTGGTGACAGAAGGTACCAGATACTCATATGTTTCTTGGGCATGGTAATGAAACCTAATTCAAATTTTAAAATGAACAAACCATTGAAGGTCATGTTGGCTAACATGGAACCTGAATATAGAAAAATCTATCGTGATGCTATGGTATCAGCAATCATCGCACCGAAGATTGAATTCAAAAAGAAAAAGAAAGAAGAAGTGGCTGCGGAATAATTTTTATGAAAACTAAATTTATTCAAGCACATATGAAAGCGGCAGAGGTTTATGCCGAGTTATCATCAGCAACTAGACTTCATGTCGGTTGCGTAGTCGTGAAAGACAACACCATCATTGGCATCGGGTATAACGGTATGCCAAGCGGTTGGGATAATACCTGTGAAGTTACAATATATGTTCTCAAAGATGAATGTCAGAATACCGATTTGGAAATGAGAGAACATGGTTATACTGAAACTGTTCATGGTTGGATAAAGAAAAAAACCAAACGTGAAGTTCTTCATGCCGAAACCAATGCTCTAGCGAAGGTTGCTCGATCTACCAATTCTTCCGAAGGCGCATCATTGTTTGTTACCCATGAACCTTGCTTAGATTGTGCTAAAATCATACATCAAGCAGGAATCAAAGAGGTATATTACCGCAATGAATATCCACGTGCCGATGGTGGGTCACAATTTCTAAAAAAATGCGGTATAGATGTATATAAACTTGACAAAGAATCACAGTCTTGATATACTGTTTATAGTTTCAATTTTATGGAGTTTAATATGGTTAGTACCACAAAGGTAGCAAAGCAAATCGTTGAAGCACATTCAAAATACCCCAAAGCGTATAAGTATGATTTGTTTCTACGTGAGTTTGACAACAAGGTTGAGTTGGTTGGTCTTGTTGATGATCCAACATATGACATTACCGACTTCCGTGGTCGTGAGATGTTGTTCCCTAAAAAATGGGTGACAATTGATGTCCTCGAATCTTCTATGAGGGTGGCAGCATGAGTCAAATTAAATTAGTAACTTTCAAAACACAACAAACTATTATTTGTAATTTGGAATATACTGATGACTACAATTTGAAAGTCAAAAATCCAATTCAAGTAATTTCGGTGCCGCCACGAACTGCAAACGATTCTGGTGGTGTTGGCTTTGCACCATATCTATCATACTCGGAAGAGTTTGATACTGGCATAATTCTTAAACAAGATGATATATTCTGTGTAACAACGCCAGTGCTTGATTTGATAAATCAATACAACAAAATGTTTGGTAGTGGAATCGAAATTGCACCTGCTAGTCTAAGACTATGATAAAATGAAATATTACACAAACGTTGCAGTACACGGCAATCACATATTGTTTCGTGGTGTAAACAACGGTCGGAGAGTAAAGGCAAAAGTCCAATACTCTCCGACATTGTTTTTGCAGTCAAACAAATCTTCCGAATGGCGTTCATTGTTTAATGAGCCATTGGAGCCTATGAAATTCGAAACCATTAGAGAGACAAGAGACTTTGTTAAACGCTATGAAGAAGTTTCAAACTTTAAAATTTATGGTAATACAAGGTATGAATATGCCTTTATTGCTGACAATCATCGAGGGATTATCGATTGGGATATTTCTCATTTATCTGTCGCAATAATTGATATTGAGGTTGGTTCTGAAAATGGATTTCCTGATCCATACAAAGCACAAGAACCCATTACTGCAATTGCTGTTCATCAATTGAATGGCGGCACCACAGTCTATGGTTGTGGTGATTATAATGTGAAAGGTGAAGAAATATATGTTCATTGTAAAGATGAAATCGATTTGTGTAAACGGTTTCTTACTGATTGGTCAGTCGATCCTCCTGACGTTATTACTGGTTGGAATATCAAGTTCTTTGATGTTCCTTACCTTGTCAATAGGTTTACACGTATACTTGGCGAAGATAGCGTAAAGAAACTATCACCTTGGGGTGTGTACTCTGAACGCAAAACAGTTTTCAAAGGTAAAGAGCAAACAGTCTATGATATCGTTGGTGTTGCTGCACTAGACTACATGGAACTATATCAATGGTATGCGCCAGGTGGTAAGTCACAAGAATCGTATCGTCTGGACAATATCGCACAAGTAGAACTTGGTGAAGGTAAGATTGCATACGATGACTATGATAGTCTGCATGAATTGTATAGAAAGAACTATCAATTGTTCATCGAATATAACATTAAAGATGTACACTTGATTCTAAAGATGGAAGATAAGTTGAAGTTGATTGAATTGGCTTTGACTCTTGCGTATGACACCAAGTGTAACTATGATGATGTATTTGCACAAACACGTATGTGGGATGCACTAATCTATAATCACCTGTTAGAAAAGAAAATTGTTGTACCACCACGCCGCATCAGTAAAAAGACAGAGGCATTTGAAGGTGCGTATGTTAAAGACCCGCAGGTAGGATTACACAATTGGGTTGCATCATTCGATTTGAATTCACTGTATCCGCATTTGATGATTCAATATAATATCTCACCAGAGACGTTAATCAATCACGACAACTATGATGACAACATGCGGTCACTTGCATCAAAAGTGTCGGTTGAAAGTTTATTGAATAAAGAATTAGATACGAGTGAATTAAAAGATGCATCGATTACTCCCAATGGTCAATTCTTCCGCACAGACATACAAGGCTTTCTTCCTAAGATGATGGCAGAGATGTATGAAGATCGAAAGAAGTTTAAGAAGTTGATGTTGAAGTCTCAGCAAGATTATGAAGATGAGAAAGATGAATCTAAGAAATATGAAATTGAAAAATTGATTGCAAGGTACAACAATCTACAGTTAGCAAAGAAGGTATCCTTGAACTCTGCGTATGGTGCGATGGGTTCACAATACTTTCGATTTTATGATTTGCGTCAGGCGCTTGCTGTTACCAGTGCGGGTCAGTTGTCTATTCGTTGG